AGATCGACCCGGCGTCCGGTGCGGTCACAGACACCGTCGGCGACACGCTCAACGACGAGCACGTCAACGTCATCCGCCCCAAGAACGGCATCCGCCTGTACGGCTGGCGCAGCCTGTCCACCGACATGGTGAACTACGCCCTGCTCACCCAGGCCGACGTGCTCGACAACGTCGCCGCCCAGCTGTCCACCGTCGAGCAGCAGTACGCCTTCCAGGTGATCGACAGTCTCGGCCAGCTCGGCTCCGAACTGCAGAACTCGGCGAAACAGGTCCTCCAGCCGTACATCACCGCCGGCGCCCTGTACCCCGGCCCGACCGCCAGCAACGGTCAGCCGTCCGACCCGGGCTACCTTCTCGACACCGGCCCGGACGTCAACACCCCGCAGTCGATCGCCCAGAACCAGTACGGGATCGCCGTCTACATCCGCCCTGCCGGCGCCGCCGAGGTCATCCCGGTCAAGGTGATCAAGGTCGCGATCGGGAACGCCTTCTAAGGAGCTGACACGTGGCCTTCTCTGATCAGAGGCAATTTCTCGTCTCGATCGCCGGTATCTCCGGGTCGTTCTGGGCGCAGCGCACCGGCGGCGACCTGTCCGTCCCGACCTCGAAAGCGTTCGACGGGGGGAACTCGACCCCTCAGATCCTCACCGGGAACCCGAACGTCGACGACCTGGTCTGCACCCGCCCGTTCGACCCGGGTCGTGACGGGCCGATCATCCAGCAGCTGAACGCCGGGCTGATGGCCGGCCAGCCGCTCGTCGCGACGATCAGCCAGGACCCGACCGACCCGGCCTACAGGCCGACCGGCGATCCGATCATCACCTGGTCCGGGACGTTGACGAAGATCGCGCAGCCGCAGACCGACGCCCAGAAGACCGGCGCCCAGGCCGCCACCTACGCTCTGACGTTCACCTGCACGAGGGTGCAGTGACCGATTTCGACATGCGCCCCGCCCGGGCGCGTGACGCCACCGTCGACGTCGAGCCGGTCACCACGCTCGAGCAGCTGGCCGACGAGCTGGTCCCGGTCGATCTCGGCGAGACGGACCTGCTGGTCGACAACCGGCCCGGCTGGTCGGTGCTCTACAGCCTCAACCTGGACGGCCACCAGCTGTCGGCATGGCGTCGGGCCGCCCGCGACGACATCGCCGACCAGGTCGACGACCACCTGTTCAACCGGTCGATCCTGGCCGGCCAGTGCCGCCACATCTGCAAGGACGGCAAGAAGCTGGTCGACGAGGCCGGCCAGCCGGTCACGTTCCACTCGGCGAGCCTGTGGCGTCTGCTGGGCGTCCCTGCCGGCGCCCCTTCGGGGGCTACCGAGGCGGTGAAGAAGTTCTACGGCTCCGATTTCGCTGTCGTGAGCACCGCTTCGGCGGTCCTGGCGGACGCCGGGTTCGGGAAGCAGGCCCGCAAAGCGCCGGACCCTACGGTGCGCTCGTCGAGCGCCTAGTCGACGACCCGAGAGTGCGTGGCGCTGCGAGGATCGGGGCCGCGTTCGGCATGGACCCTGTCGTCGTGCTCGAGGAGCGGGACCGGTTCAAGACTCTCGTCCGGGCGGCGGCGGCTCTGGTCGTCGGCCAGGACCAGACCGACATGTTCCGTTCGATGCTAGGGGGTGACTGATGGCCACTGACGCCGGCGACACGATCGTCATCCGGGCGGAGATGCTGTCCGACATCCCGGAGGAGGCAGCGAAGAACGCCGCCGCGGTGAAGGCGATGAACGAGGGCATCGCCTCGTCGTCCGCTGCCGCGGGGACACCGGTGGAGCAGCTGGGGAAGCATCTGGACACGGTGAACCAGCGGTCGGAGCAGGTCGCGTCGGGCGGGGCGAAGAAGCTGAAGAAGGCCTACGAGGACCTGTACGAGTCGGGCGGACGGCTGCGCGAGTCTGTCGCCGGGGTGGGTGAGTCGATCAAGTACCACCTGCAGTACCCGATGCAGCAGGTGTCGTACATCATGGAGGGCGCGGCGGCGGGGGTCGTGGCGTTCGGATTGACGACCGAATCGTCGCTGCAGCAGGCGAAACTGGCGTTGACGAACTTCACCGGGTCGGCTTCGGTGGCGGCGGGGGCGGTGCAGCAGCTCCGCCAGATGCAGCTGGCGGTGCCGTTGCCGGGGCTGGAGTCGGCATATGAGACGCTGTCGCAGGGCGGGGTGTCGCAGGCCCAGCTGCTCCCGCTGATCCGGGGGCTGTCGGGGATCTCGGCGGTGTCGTTGAACCCGGCGAACTCGATGCAGTCGATGGCTGCTGCGTTGTCGTCGATGACCTCGACCGGGCTGATGACCACGTCGGACGTGAACGCGTTCTCCTCGTCGGGGGTGGACGTGTGGGGGATGCTGGCGAAGGAGACCGGCCAGTCGCCGGAGGAGCTGCGGATGCGGTTCCTGCGGGCCGGGACCCCGATGGCGGTACCGTCTGGGTTCACGTCGGACCTGATGTCGTCGGGGGCGGCGACCGGCGGCACGGCGGCCTACGGGAAGACGTGGGCGGGCCAGTTCGAGGAGATGAAGAAGTCCGCCGGTGACCTGCTCGGCGTGCTGGAGACCCCACTGGGGAATGCGCTCGCCGGGGCGGCGGGGAAGATCGACACGTGGGCTCAGGGGACCGAGCAGCGGTTCAAGCAGCTCGGCGGGAACCTCGGGTCGGAGTGGTCGTCGGGGAACAACAAGGGTCTCGGGAACACCCTGGCGCAGATCGTCGGCGACCCGAAACTGGCCGGCGACATCACCACGGTGGGGTCCGGCCTGCACGGCCTGGTCAACATCGTCGAGAACTCGGTGATCCCGATGGGCAAGGACATGGCTCACATCCTGAACCCGGCGTTCCAAGGGTTCGCTAGCACCCTCGATTTCCTCGGCCACCATCAGGCGGTCACCGAGGCGCTGATCGGCACGCTCGGCGGGTTCGTGGTCTTCTCGAAGATCGCCCAGTGGACTTCTAACGCGGTCACGGCGGTGCGGGCGTTCAACGCCATCTTGGAGGGGAAGGGGATGGCAGCGGCGATCTCGGCGTACAGCCGTGGGCTGGGCGGTCTGGCGGCAGCGCAAGAGTCGGTGGCGACCTCAGCGGCGGACGAGACGGCCGCCGAGTCGGTGGTCGGCGGCCGGGGCGGCGCGGGCGGTCTCGGCGGCGCCGGTGGTGTCGTCGGGAAGCTGGGGATGGCCGCCGCCGGCGCCGGGGGAGCGGTCCTCGCCTACCAGGGGGCCACGTCGAAGCATTTGACGGTCGGGTCCGGGCTCGAGACGGTCGGCGGTGCTGCGGCGACCGGCGCTGCGGTCGGGTCGTTCATCCCGGTCGTCGGGACCGGGGTCGGGGCGCTGCTCGGCGGGGCCTTCGGTGTGGGCGATGTCGGCGGCCGGCTCCTCGGCGGCCTTCTCGGCGGCGGCGGCCACCACACCAGCATCAAGACGGTGAACATCACCGTGCCCGGCGCCGGGAACCCGAACAAGGTCGCGAACGCCATCCCGAAGGCATTGAACGACCAGATCGTCGCCCAGCAGAACATGGCGCAGCGGCGGGGGGCCGCCTGATGCCGGCGGTCACACTCACCCTCCCGGCCGTTCCGGCCGGCGCCGCCCCGGCCGGCCGTGTCCAGGCGGAACTCACCGTGATCGGCACCCCCGACACGGTGATCGTGCTGCCGATCACCGACCCCGAAGCGTCGTTCAAGGGGCTCGCCCCAGCCTGGGAGCAGATCCCCCGGCCCGGCCGGAAACCGATCCTCGCCCGGGCCGGCCAGACGCTCACCACCTTGGACCTGAAAGTGACCGTCGCCGCCCCCGACGGCGGTCGGCTCGACCCGGACGGCACCGTCGAATCGGTCCTCGAGCTGCTGACGTTCATGGCTTCCACCGACAGCGAGTCGCAGCCGATCGCTCTCACCTGGGGTGGTTTCGATTCCAGCCCCGGCGTCACGTCGACAGGGCTGTGGCACCTGCAGGACATCGAGATCAACTCGGAGCTCCGCCAGCCGGGCACGAACAACGTCACCCGCGCCGAGGTCACGCTCACCCTGGTCGAGGCGTCCGACCCGCCGTCCGCGGCCGGGAACAGCAACCCGGGATGGGCGAAGCCGCCCGCCCCGCCGGCGCCGGTGCCGTCGAGCACGACCGCCTGGATCGTCCAGGCCGGCGACACCGCCTACTCGATCGCCGCCGCCGTCTACGGCAGCCCCGAGCCGGGCTGGCGGACGCTGCTCGCCGCGAACGGGATCACCAACCCGGCCGCCCTGTCCGCCGGCACCGTCCTCACCATCCCGTAGATGCCCGCCGACCCGTCACTGACGATTCTCGGGCCGTCGTCGCTCACCGCCGCCCAGCTGCAGGTGTGGGCCGCCCGGAACGGCAAGACTTCGGCGTACGTGTCGGCGACGCTCGACCAGATCATCGGCTGGTACATCGCCGAAGGCGCCGACCAGGGCGTCCGCGGGGACGTCGCTTTCGCCCAGGCGTGCATCGAGACCGGCTACTTCTCGTCGCCGAACGCCGCGAACCTGCTCCGCAAGAACAACTTCGCCGGGATCGCCGTCCCGTCCGACTACTCCGCCGGCGACGGCTGGCCGACCCCGCAGATGGGGATCCGCGCCCAGATCCAGCTGCTCGCCAAGGTCGTCGGCGAGACCGCAGCGAACTTCAAGCATCCGGACGTCTCGCCCGGCTGGGGAGGCAGGCAGACGTTCACGTGGGGCGGTCTCGCCGGGAACTGGGCGGCCGACACCACCTACGGGTCGAAGATCATGTCGGTCTACAACTCGATGCTCGGCGGGAACCCGGTCCAGAACGTGGACACCGGCACCGGGTTCGTCACCACGTCGACTTCCGTCACGCCGGCCCCGCTGCCGCAGGTCCCTGCCGTCCCGGCCGGGCATATCCCCGGCATCGACCCGAACTTCCAGGCGTCCGGGATGGTGACCGCCCTGACGTTCCGGTGGCCGCTCGGAGCCGTCCCGTCGGGCGCCCCCGCCGCCGAGGCGCTAGCCGCCGCGGTTAGCACCGAATCGACCGTCGACCTCGCCAACAGGCAGCTGTCCCAGGTGCAGCTGACCGTGGTGGACGCCACCGGAGACCTGACCGCTGGGATCCCGGGCATGCTCAACCAGGAGTCGGGCTATGTGGGCCCGTACATGGTGTGGGGTTCGGACGTGCTGGTCGTCGCCGAGGTTCAGACGCTCGACACGGAGCGGATCCCGTCGTCGGTGCTCACGCTGCGCACCGGCTGCCTGCAGTGGATGGCCACGAAACGGGTGCAGCGGGTGTGGGACGGCTTGTCCGCCACCCAGTGGATCCAGTCGTGCGTCGCCGAGTACAACGATCAGCTGCCGTCCGGGGTTCCGAAAGCGGCGTACCTGGGCGATGTGACCGTACCGTACGCCGGGGGGATCATGGCGAACCCGTCGATGCCGGTCACCCAGTGGCAGTCGTACTATGACATCGCCCAGCAGTTGTGCTTCGACGAGGGCTGCTGGCTGTTCGAGTCCGGCGGGTGCGTCGTGTTCGGCAAGCCGTCATGGATCGTGACGGTCGCCCCGACGTTCAAGATCGGCTACCGGGGGCCGACCCGGGCGTGGAAGTGGCCGAAAGACGGCGACGCCGTAGAGACGCTGGGCTACCCGAACTGTCTGCGGTCGGTGTCGGTATTCACCGGCGACACGATGCAGGTCGAGCTGCCCCGCAGTCTCGGCGAGCAGGTTCGTGTCGGCCAGGTGGCGGCGGTGTCGGGGGTGCCGTTCTGGTCGGCGAAGCAGTGGATCGTGACCGGGGTGCAGTTCCCCTTCGACGGCGGCGAGACACCCGTGAGGGTCACGTTGAACGAGGCGAAAGACCCGGTCCCGGCCGCGCCGGGCGGCGTTCCGCCTTCCCCGCCGCAGTCCGACCCGACGGGCCGGCCGCCGCAGGCGACGAACCTGCAGTTCGTCGACATCGCTCTGACCCAGGTCGGCGTGCCGTACGCGTGGGGTGGGGAGACCGCCGGCGCCGGGTTCGACTGCTCCGGCCTGGTCCAGTGGGCACTGCAGCAGCTCGGGGTCAAGTTCCCGAGGACGACCGGCGAGCAGTACGCGGCGTGCGCTGCGATCCCGGGGGCGGACAAGGGGCCGGCGCTGGCGGCGCTGATCCGCGGGTCTCTGCTGTTCGTGGACGGCGGCGGGGTGAAAGCCGGCGAGCATGTGGCGATAAGCATGGGCCAGACCCGCAACGGTGACAGCGAGGTCCTGGTGCTGCAGGCCCCGCACACGGGGGCGAAGGTCGGCACGGCGTGGGTGAACATCTCCTACTTCAACGAGGGAGCAATCGTGCCTCAGCTGAACTACGGCACTCAGGGCGGCGGCGGTGGCTAGAGGGTCGTCGCAGTCGGGGCTGTTCGCCCCGCAGACCGGGGTGGTGACCACCGGTGCCTATACCGGCCTGGACGGCAACACCTACGTCGACGTGAAACTGGACCGGTCCGGGCTGACCGTGCATGCCAGGGCGTGCTACACCGCGGCTCACGCCACCACGACCAGCCCGGTCGGGTATTACGCGGTCGGTGACACCGTCTCGGTGCAGGTGCTGCCGAACGGGTCGGCGTTCGGGGCGATCGTCCACGGCGTGCTCATGTAGCCCATAGCGGCGACTTTCCCGGCCGACCCTCCGACGATGGCAGGTGATGGGCGCCCAGATCTTCTCGATCCCGTTCCGGCTCACCGCCGCCGGGACTGTCGCGACCGTCGAGCAGGGATCGGACCGGGCGAACGCCGAGCAGATCGGCGTGCTGTGCACCACGATCATCGGTGAACGGGACCTGGTCCCCGGGTTCGGGTTGACCGACCCGGCGTTCCGGGGGATCCGAGCCGGGGAGCTCGCAGCGAAGGTCGCCCGCTGGGGGCCTCCGGTGAAGGTCACGTCGGTGTCGTCGCACGTGGTGTCCGCTACTGAGACGGACGTAACCGTCGGCTTCTCCTGATGTCCAGCCCCGACATCTCCAGCTATGTCGACCTGACCCTCTACGACTCTGACCCGTCGACCCTGGTGAACCGGATGGTCCTCAACGCGCAGCAGCTTCTGCCGGACTGGAAACCGGCGGAAGCGTTGACGGAGATGGCGGTCGCGGAAAGCCTGGCGCTGGTCATCGCCGAGCTGGTGTACGCGGCGAACCGGCTGCCGTCCGCTACCGTCCAGACGCTGCTGCAGCTGTTCGGGATCACCCGGGGGGCGGGTACGGCGGCCACCGCGACGGTGACGGTGAACATTGCCGGGACGTCCGGGGCGACGATCCCGGCGGGGACGCTGCTCGAGGTGCAGTACGGCTCGCAGGCGTACGTGTTCTCGACGACCGCCGCGTTGACTATCCCTTCGGGGTCGTCGGCGGGGACCGCCACCGTGGCGTGCGCGACCGCCACCGCGGCGGTGAACGGGATCCCGGCCGGCACGTCGCTGACCGTCCTGTCCCCGCAGCTGGCCGCTGTGAATACCGTCGTATTCGCGGCCGCCCCGGCCGGC